TTTTATCTTTATTATTAATATTAAATAAAATAAAAATATGTTTTTAAACTTTAATAAAAATCTTTTTAATCGTTATAAAAATAATAAAAAAAAATAATAGATACTAATATACATTTATAATGGGTGGAGGAATAATGCAACTCATGGCTAGTGGTATACAAGACAATTATATAACTGGAAATCCGCAAATAACTTTTTTTAAAAGTGTTTATAGAAGACATACAAACTTTGCGATTGAATGTGTTCAACAAATAATTGATGGAGATTTAGGGACAGAAAACATAGTTACAAATTCATCCGTAAAAATATCAAAAACAGCTGATCTTTTGAATGGTATCTATGTAGTTTGTCCTCAAAAAGTGAATGGTATTAATGGAACCGAACTAATAGAAAGTGTTGAATTAATTATTGGTGGAACAAAAATAGATAGACATACGAATGAATGGATGAAAGTTTGGGATGAATTAACAATAGATAGTAATAAAAAGGAAGGATACAGATACATGACCGGGGGTTTTAATACTATAAATAAAACAAAAAATAATCAATCAACGGTAACAATACCATTAAAGTTTTGGTTTTGTAGGCATATTGGTCTTTCATTACCTCTTATTTCTATTCAATATCATGATATAACCTTAAAAATAGAATGGGGTATCAATTCAAAAATAAATCGTAATAGTTCTTCTTCTATTTCTTCATTGTGCGAAGTATGGTGTGATAATGTATTTTTAGACTCAGATGAAAGAAAACGATTTGGTGAAAATGAACATGAATACCTTATAGAACAATTACAGACGATTGATACAATATCTCAAAGCCCTTCAAAAAAATTTAAATTAAATTCATTTAATCATCCAGTAAAAGAAATATTATGGACTGAAAATGATACATCTTCTACAAAAATTACAGATGAAAAAATAAATATAACGCTCAATGGTATCGATAGAATGTCGGAACAACATAAAGAATATTATTCATTGAAACAGCCTTTTAAACACCATACAAATATACCTTTATATAATGTTAAAGAACATGAAGATCCTATCTTACTTGAAGTTCCAATTGATTCCGGTATAAGATTACATAATACTAATCCAACAACCATCGGTGATTCGGACTATCTAACAAATGTAAAGCTAGGTCAAAATTATGTAGATTATAATAATTCAGTAGTTCAACCATTCCGTATTGGAGATATATTAAGTATATGGCGGGCATTGGATATTTCTATGTCACAGATTGTAACTGTAAATTCCATTGAAGAATTTACTGATAGCGGAGTCACTACAAAAAGAGTCAGTTTTTCACCAGATTTATATGGAACTCCACCATCCGAATTAGGAATAAACATAAGGTTTTACATTATAGGTAGGAGAGAGTATTCTAGAGCTTCTTATAGTAAGTTTAATAAAAATATATATGTTTATTCTTTTTGTTTGAATCCTGAAGAACATCAACCGAGCGGAACCTGTAATTATTCCAGATTAGATGATTCTAAATTAAATTTTTCATCCTCTGTCAGTATAGATACTATTTTTGCTACTAATTATAATATATTAAGAATAAGTAATGGTTTAACTAGTTTACGTTTCGCGAATTAAAAAAAAATATCTTTGTTTTATAAATGAATAATGAAGAACTCATGCAGTTAAAGTTTGAACAGACGATTAATTTGTTGATAATGTATAAGCAGGAAAATCCTCAATTGGATGTTTATTTGAATGAAAAATCAATGAAAGAAGCGGTTCAGTGGTATAAAATTAAAATATTAAAAAATATAAACGCATAAATGTCACAAGATCTTGAATATATTAAAGCAGAAATTGAAAATTGCGAAGAACTAGAAGATTTATTTGAACTAAAGCGTGGAGATAAAGTAAAATATATAACACTTGTTAAAGGTTCAGAATATTTTTACGATGGTGGAGAATATATTCGTATGATTGACAATGCTGTTTGTATTCAATGTGGGAATAAAACAGAAAATGTAATTATCTCTTATTTTAATAAAGAAGGTAAGTCCCTTTATAATTCTAGATTTTTCGTAGTAACTAAAGAATGTATAGATAAAAAACAAATCGTTGAATATGAGAAGATAATTAAAAATCAGCAGAAAATAATTGAAATTTTAACTAAAAAAAATAAAGCATTAGAAAAAGAAATCAAAAAAGGTATGTCCCGATAGAAAGAGGTAGCTGAACACCCAAAATATGTAATAAATAATAATGTTCATAATATAAATAATTAAGAATAAATATTATACATGCATGTATCATGGTATAAATTATGTATGGGTTATACCAGGATTGATGGATTATGAATAAACCCATAATAACATTACATATTATATCATAATTTCTGATATATTCCCATCCATATGTTTTAATATATCTAGTAGTATGACATAATATTCCATTAATAATAACTATAGAACAAATAATACCCCTCGGTGTTGATAAATTAACCATTGGTAAAAAGAATAATAAACCTAAAGAATTAATCATAATTTTTTTTAAGTACAAAATATATTTCTTGTAAAACCTTACAATCTATTCTATTATATTCAATAATATTTTGTATTTCTAAATATCTTTTTAAAGGTATTTTTTTATCTTTTTTACATATTTCTTTGAATTTTATCATAGCATCTAATCCATTGTCATTTTCTTCCTCCCATGTAGTTTCGATCAACCCATTTTTATAAAGAGCTTTGCCTATTGATTTTATTCCAAATTTAAAAACACCTTTCACGATAATGGGTTCTAGGCGAAAATGATCTAATAAATCAACTAAAATATATTCAGGGAATTCTATATCAGGATGTTTTTTGTGAATATAATCCATATATTTTGATTCGGCATGTCCCCAATGAAATATATTTATTCTACCATAATCATTATAAATATTCCATAATTTTTCTGAAAAAGACTTCACTATATTTTTTTCACTTTCTATTTTAAAATTTTGTATTGTATAATCATAAAAATCTTTTTTATAATAAAAACCTATAATAGCTAAAACAGGATTATCATATTTATCTTCACCACCATTAAAAAAATCAACCTTTTCATCAATTGTCAAGAAACTTTCAACGTCAAAAAAGATATTATTAGTTTCCGTTTCTTTTAAAACTTCTCTCAGGGCATTTGTAACGTTTTTACGTGGATATACAATTATTTCATCGCATTTATTCATATGTATCATTCTTTCTTGAATACTTTTCTTTTTTGATTCTTTGAGTTCTGAGAGTAACTTAGGGTCATCCCAACAAAATATATTTTTTTGGTGAAAAAGACATCTTTCTTCATAACTTATATTCCAAACAAGTGTGATTTCTTTTATACGATTAGCCAACCTTAGTTTTTCATTTTCCCATTCAGAATCTTTTATATTCATATTTGGATATAGTTCTTTTCGCGATGGTTTATCATTTATTGTGAGTGTTTTCCATTGTGTCCTTATAACATTAATCCAATTATAAGCTCGTATGAATTTTAATGTAGTTTTTTCATTTGTAATTACATGTGAAATAAATTCATCTTTGGGTAATTGTGTTTTCTTGTAGTAATATTCTTTCCCTATAATAAATTTCTCAGGTTCATATCCAAAGTATCTAGAAAAACATTGAGAGAAAGAAAATAATAAACATTTCTTATATGGTATATATCCTTCATCAAGACATTCTTTCAGGTCACTTTTTAAATTTAGCGATGAAAAGCTTAAATTGATGATGATATATTTATTTTTGATAGAATGTAAAGGGTAATTTTTTATTTTTGGAAAACAAGACGAAAAAAGCTGTATATCTATTAAAATATCTGTATGGCCAATCATATCATCATATAGTAGTTTAGCACCCAATATCAACGGTTTCCCTTCTTCTACAAATTTTTTTGTTTCTTCTATACTTGTATGTTCTTGTATATCTATGTTTGCTTTATTTTTTAGAAAATTAAAAAAATTACTTTTGTATTCATTCCATTCTTTGATTATAAAATCTTTATAAAATGTATCATTATCTTTTTTATAATTATTGTCTTCTTTTTCTTTTATGTTAAACCAATCTACAATTGGATCTTTTAATATATGATTTTTCAATAGAGAAACATCGAAAGGTATTGAAAAATATTCCATAAAATATTATTTAATTTGTGTTATAAAAAAAATTATAGTAATTTACTACCTCCACCTGAAGAATCAAATAGAGTTTTCATGTGAACCTGTTTATAATGTATTAACTTTAATATTTCATTATATCTACTAGTAGTATTGGTTAATAATTCGGTATATTTAGATATTTCATTTGATTTATTATAAGACATTGCAGATTCTAATTCTCTACGTAACTTACGTAGTCTTTTTTTAATTAAGTCTCTTATTTCTTTCTTTTTTACTTTTTTTTCTCCTTCAATTTCTTCCATCTTTTCACTGATTTGTTCATTTTCGTTTTGTAAATTTTGGATATTTGATTTATTTCCTTTTATTTCATATGTATCATCTTCTAATAGTAACTTTAAAAGTTTCTCATTTCCTTTTTTTTCATCTTTTAGTTTTATCTGTTCATTTACTAATGCTTGACATTCACGAATTAAATCTGAGATAGATTCAGATTCAGATTCAGTTTTATCCATTGTATATAAATATATAATATTTAATTTAAAGATTCAAGTTTAGTTGTATAAAATTCTTTCGCATAATCAAGTCTTTCAATCTTATCATTATAAAATTCTCTTAGTTCTTCTTTTTTCTCTTCTGTTAATTCTGTTTTTTCTTTAACAGTTATCCATTTTTTATGATGTTCGGAATGATCAAACAATTCTTTTACAGTTACAAATTTCCTACCACCCACATGTATGTTTGATAATACATAATCTCCATTATAAAGCGTATGATGTAATAAGGATATTTTTGTATCGTCATGTATATTTTTACTACCATAAAATTTAATATTCATTTCTTTTCCATTTGAAAATGATATTAAAAGAATACCGAAAGTTTCATCTTCATGGACATATTCTTCTTTTACTCTTTCTAATACAAGTTCTATATCGGGGCGATTTATTTTTTGCTTACGTTCTCTTTCTTCACCCGCTTCTTTTCTCCAATATTTCATAATATCCGTGATGTTTGTGAAAACATCGTGTTTTTCACCATAACGTAAAATATTATATTTATTATATTCTTTGATGAAAGTATCTCTTTTATCTTTTAGTTTTTCATCATTGTTTAATTCTGATAATTTATAAAGAATGATTCTCTGTATTGGTCCAATAAAAGATATCTTTCTTCGTGGACCGACAGTAACTCCTCTAATTTCTTTTATTTCTTTCCCATAATTATCAGGTAAGAGTCCTAATTCTTTGAACGCATTAGATAAATTCCACCAATCACCGCCTTTTCCATCTATATTGAAAATAATGGATGCTTCTGGACCAAATAATTTAGTTATATAGTATGGTGTCGTTTTAAGTTTTGTTGTTTTTACTTTTTTGTATAAGCTATATTCCATTTCATCGGAGATATTTATGAAATTACTTTGACGAATAAAAATATCTCGTAAAGAATCATACATTTTTTCTTTGTCTTTTAAGAACTTTATGAATATTTCTGTTTCAGGTGTAGTTTTCTCTAAATCAGAATATTTAACAACATTATCTATTATCTTATTGATTGTTGATATATTATTACCATTTTCAACACTTATGATTAGTCTATAAGAAAACTCTTCCAATAATTTTTTATTCCACGTGAATTTTTCTTTATCGATATCACCTACGATATTTTTTATTAAGAGTCTTACAATTTTCTTAACTTTGTGTGTTTTTCTTTCAAACTTATCTTCTTCTATAATACCCATAATAACTTCATCTTGATTTCCATTCTTGATTAAATTGAGTAAATTGGTAAATAATTTATGTTTTTGATCTAATTTAGCATTGTATATATGTGTATATTTTTCTTTGTTGTCAATATTTAATATAAGCTTATCTAGTTCAAATGGATTGATTTCAGATTTGAAGGTTTCATATTGTGATGATCCTTTGATTTCTTCCGGATTAATAGGTATCAATCCATCTTTTACAAAAAGACATACCCCTTGACCTTCTTTGTTTTGTATTATTTTTTGTATGTTAATATCTATTCTTTTTAGATATTCTTTTACAAAATTAAATTGAGGATAATCTTTTATCTCATAGATTATTTCTAGATTTTTATTTTCAGGTGTCATCTTCACAGGCTTAATTGGTAATAGTATATTTCCATCATCTCTTTCATATAAAACATGGGTTATTTCTGAATAATTATTAATGTAATGTTTAACCCCTTTATTTTCAACTTCTAAATATTGAATACTTTCACTCCCTTTTAGCTTTTCTAGATCATTTATAATACGATTAATAATAAAAAAGTGTGATGAAAGGGCTCTTAATAATTCATCATCATCTTTTAACTTCCCTATACTTCTCATTGAAAGGTCAAGGAGTAATTTGTCACCAGCTTTATCATAGTTTTTACGTATGAGTGATTCAATATCTTTATCATGAATATTATCACAATCTCTTTCAATCCATAACCAACTAGTCTTACTTTTCAAACCTTCTTTTAATTGAGGAGCGACTTGTCTTGATGTTTTTACAAAAACCATTTCTTTTTTAACCTTGCCAATATCGGTAACTACAAAATCACCTTCTTCACCTACAAATTTAGCATAGTTCTTTTTACCACTATTGGGACAATTTTCTACATCATTTTCAATCCATCTTAATTCAGTTCCTTTTTTAACCTTTTTTTCATAGGGTGACCATTCTGTACAATATTTAGCTCCCTTTTTACACGATAAATTTTTTATTTTTGTTGCCGTAATTCCTGATCTTAAACTTGGATCTCTACCTCTTGGGTATGGAGAAACTAATAGTTTTTTAAATATTTCTTTAGTGAAATATTCGGATGTATTAAATATGTTTTTAGATAAAACTTTTACTTCGTATTGTTCTTTCAACATATTGACACGATAAACAATCGGTTCATAATAATGACCATCTTTTATCATAAAGCAGTAATTATCACTTTCATTTTGTTCAGTGTTTTTTATTTTAATACGTTCATCATATTTCTCAAATACAATTATGTTAATCTTTTCACTTAATATTGAATTTAAGACTGGTATGATATATTCATCTTTTTTCTCCTCATCGCTTCTTAAGAAATCAATATATGTTTTTAAAGATAAAACTAATGAATACATATAACTAATCTTTGCCGATTTAATATTGAATTTGTCTTCACTCACTGATAATAAACTTGAAAGAGTTTTTCTATCATCTTCGCCAAATCTATTTCTAAAAGATTTCTTATTAGTATATTGTTTCATTTCTTGTTTATCCGGCTTTGTTACATTTTTTTTCCTGAATAATTTATGTAATGAGGGACAATACTGATAATATTCTATATTGGAGCGAAGAGGTTTTATTATTTCATTTTCTATAAAAGATTTTGAGTCTCCCTTATAATCTAATAATTCTATTAGAGAATTTATAAAGGATGATTCTTTAAAAACGTAATCGTTTTCATTCTGTGCGACACCCTTCCTTATAAATCCATTTGATACAGATAAATTTGGATCATATTCAAAAATCTTATCTTGTGTAAGCATCTCTTTTAATTTTTTAGGTAATTGAGAGCATTGTCCGACACTAATTGGTAGTGTTTCTTTTGTATTTATTTTACATAACTTTTCACCAACTTTCTTGGGACTCTTTTTTATTTCTTTTTTAGGTTTGGGTTGTTCTTCTTCTTCCTCTTGAGGCTCCCCTTCTTTTTGAGCATATTCTTTTTCTAATCCTCTCTTTGAAAAGCAACATGGTAATTGATAACCGTCGGGATGGATAATAAGCTTTGAAAAACCAGGTAAGATATGTTTGTATGAATCTTCATTTGGAATACCATCCCAATATTTACCCTTTCTTTCTAAAATAGTATTATTTTCTTTGTTTTGTTTATCTTTAATTATATCTTTTTTATGTTTATCTACATATTCTTTTGTAAGAGGTATTTCACGTGAAATATCCCAATACTGGGGACAAATATAATGAATATCTTTATTTCTTCTAGGAACATTTATAGATTTAGAATAAGAGTCTTTACCTGATATAGATTGGTCATATTTATTTATTCTTTTTAATTCTTCTGTTGTAATAGATACAGGATGTCTATCAATAGCCGCACCGCATTGTTTCGCATATCCATATAAATCACCATTCTTTTGTTTTACGGTCCAAGGCTTATCGGGATTAAAGAGTTTTTTATCATTTTCTTTTAATCTTTTAAGATAATATGATCTTAATGGAGCTCCTCCTGATTGACCACCTCCACTTACTTCTTCCATAGAACTTTCTTCACTAGCATTTTCCATTGAAGATTCTGAACTTGAAAGTGTTGAACTGTCAGAATCAATATTTGCTAAAAGGTCTTGAACATTAACTCGTTCTACTTCTTCGTCAATTATTTCACTCTTTACATTAAGTGTGTCATCTTTAAAAAGAGAACCTAAAAACCTTTCTTCAAATATTTTATCATCATTAACAAACTTTTTAAATAAGGACATAATTATTTTTGTCAAAGATGTAATTCTTTGAAATTCCATGAAGCTTTTCATGTTTCTTACTTCGAAATCTACATAGTTACTACGAACAGAAATTGTTATATCGGGAGTATCTTCATCAACGACGGTTGTTTTTCTATATTTTTCTTTTTCACTTTCAATTTCTTTGATTGAAGATATTTCTTGTCTTACAAAATCAGGAGTAACATTAAATACCTTTGTAATATCATTGATAATTTTATTTTCTTCTTTATATACGCCTTTGTTTAAGTATACAGTAATAAGAGATTGAATTGTATTTGAGTTTGTAAAGTTTGATGATCTATTATATTGAAGACCAATTAAATTTGTAGGGATATTTTCATCATCATCTTCATTCATATATCTAAAAAACATTGAAAGATTATTACAAACTTTTCTCAAAATTGGAATGAATAATTTTGTCTTTTCACCTTTTACAAAAGGTGGTAGTAATTTTTCACTTTCTTCTTTTTCATCTTCATTTTCTATACCATTTTCTACTTCATATTCACTTTTTTTGTATGAAATTTTAGCATCAATAAAATCAATCGTTTCACCGAAAAAGATTTCTTCTATCTCTTCATCTGTACCAAAATCTATCAATTTATCTTCTGAATATTTTTTTTCATCATTTAATTGTTTGATAAGATTGTTACACAAACCAATAAGTTCTATTATTCCTTTTTTTGATGTAATACCTTTGTTTTCTTTATCTTTTTTAATGATAAAATCAAGAGTTCCGTCTATGTGAATTGCAAAATCACAATAAAGCCCTTCTTGAGAAAATATTTTAAATGAAATTATATCTTCTTTGTGAATTACATCATATCTATTTATTTTTTCTAGTGATCGTTTCTTACTCCTATATAAATCTTTGATCCATTCGCGACATGTTGGAAAATTCACCCCATTAATTTCACTCATTTCATCATACCCTTCATAAAGGATAGAATCTTTATAAAGCTTGTAATATTTATTATCATTATTACCACTAATCCATTTTACAAAAGGGACACCTTTGCTAAGTCCTAAATCTGTGAACAATTTAAAAAGATCTACTGTTAAACTTTTTTCTTGTCGTTTAGTCTTTTTAAAATAGTTTATAACTGTTTGATCACACTCGTGTCCTTTATCTATATTTCCATGGATTAAAAGATTACCTCTGTTATAAAAATTTAATTTTTCTTTTTCTTTTAGATATTCATCTTTTTTATTATCTGTTCTACCAATAATTGTTTCCATTTTTTCATTTATTAGGTGAGGCCAATATTTATTGATTATATTTGTTTTAAAATCATTTAAATCATGATCATCATTACTACATTTTTTAAAATCAATCGTATTTAATTCGTGATGATCAATGAAATCTTCAAAGTTGATAAAATAGATAATATTACCTTTGATATCAACTTTTTCAATAATTTCTTCATATTTCTTTTCAATGATATTTAATCCATCTTGTTTTTTTTCTTCTTCAAAGATATCACATAAATCTTTTGTTAGTAAATCATTGGAATGCCAAACTTTTTCATCCTTATATTCAAAACCTAAAGGCAGTATTTCTCCAGAACTATTAAAGTATGAGGCATAAATATATTTGTAAGACTCAAAATCTATAGGACTACAATGATATGATATTTTCTTCAGGACAGTATCTATAGTATCATCTTCATAAATCATTTGATCAAAGATAAATACATGTTCAAAACCTTCTTTAGATAGTGGGAAGAGTTCTTCTATGATATCTTTACCACCTATAAATTTTCTTAACTTGTTAACATCTGTTTTATTACATCCTTCAAAAAGGTCTCCTTTATCATTTTTTATATTTTCTGAAATTTTACTGATTAATGTGTCAAATATGTGAATACGATTGACTTGCTCTGGAAGTTTATATGATTTTTTATCAGTCCCCTCCTCTATTACTGTTATCTTGCGTGTAACTTTATCTATAGTTCCATATAAACGTTCTCCATTTTTCAACCACGTTACTTTATCATTTTTAGAGAAACCATGTTCTATAAAATAGATACTTAAAAAAACAAATACTTTTTTCTCTTTTACTGAACAACACTTGTATATCCTTTTAGGGATATCGTGACTACTACAGAAATTAGTATCCATATATATATTAATAGTTATAATATTATTTTTTAAAATCATACGGTGTGGTTGTTATTTCCATACCACAGTAATCTACATTATTCTTATTATAATCAACTGGATTATATATATTTATATCATTTGCTTTCTCAAGTAAAAAAGCCATATTATTCCAGAATTCAGGTTCATGACCAACACTTTCCGTCATAATATGGGATAACTCATGAATAGCTACAAACATAATTGTATTGTCTTCTATAAATTCTTTCGATTCTCCCTTTTTACGTATACATAATGCTATTTTTTCACCTTTATTCAGTGAATAAGATGTATATTTTGAACTTTCTTCTGTTTCAGAAAGAGTATTGGGGTTATATTTATTTTTCAATCTATCTATACCCTCCCTTTCATTTACATCAAGGGATTGTATTAATTTTTGTATTTTCCCATTAATAA